CGGCAGCCTGCTCTTGATCGGCAGCCTGCTTAGCTTGTCTTCTAAATTTTAATAATTGATTTGCTAATTTAACGTTTTTAACTTCTCTTATATCTATGGCGTCTTCTAAAAATATATCACCTTTTGATAATGCCATTTGTATATTAGCTTCTAATAAAGCTTTTTCATCTTCATCAGGCTCTAATTCTAAAAATATACCAAAATCATGTAAATTTAAATTTTTAACTTCTTCAAGTGATCCTACTGAAAATTGACCAATAGCATTTATTAAAGCTTCTTTTGTTGGATGAAATTCTAATACATCTTTAAATCTTAAAGATATTGCTTCAGCTAAAGAAGTTGTTATAAACATACTGCTGTAAAGTATATGTCTAGTGGCTACGTTGCTATTTGCTGCTGCTAATTTTTGAACTCCAACAAGTGAATTAGGATCTGGATCAGAACCATCTCTAGCTTCATTTAAACCAGTAACATCTCTCATCATTTGTATGTACTGATTGTATGCTCCAACTAAAACTTGAACTTGAGAACCACCGCTTCCTGGCAGTTCTGTTATAGGAACTTTACCTGGATTTGGATCACCTTCTACATTTAAAGACCTACCTATAATAGAACCAGTTTGAAAATACATATTTAAAGCCTCTTGAGGATTATAATTATTTCCATTACCAAGATCTATTTCTGCTAAACCATCAGCATCTAAATAAACACCTGAAGGTGTCATTCTTTGTATAGCTTGTTGTAATTTTAAATGTGTTAACTGAATTAAATCAGCATAAGGTGTCATTTTAGCTACTAACGAATTTATATTACCCTTATACATTCTAGGTGCACTAGCAACATAATTCATCATTACTTTGTTTATATTAGCATTAGGTCTTATCATATTTGTGGCCTTTTGCCACTTAAGTAATTGATCTGTGCCTAAAACTAAAACTCCTTCGTAAATTACTTCTCTAGTTTGTTTTACTTTTTCAAATCTTATGTTTTCTTCCGGTGGGTCAAATGAATCATCTTTTTCAATAGCTTTTTTAGCTCCAGTAGAAACTTCCTTTATTTTATATACATCATGTTCCCAAGTCTTCCAGTTAAAATATAATACTGTTAACGTGTTGTTTTGAGACAATGAATCATTAGTATAATAATCTTGAGGATTATAAGTATTGTAAACATTCCAGTTAGAACCCTTTTTAACTAATTCAGATATTTGTTCATTAGATAAATTAGGAAATTCTTTTTTAAGTTCGTTTACTTTTATATTTTTTACTTCACCAAAGTAATAACAATCCTCAAAATTAGGATCTTCTGTATAAGACCAAACTAAATTAGCTGGATCTACGTAGTCAACAACAACACCATCTGTGTTATTAAAACCATGTTTAGCACATCCAATACCTATAGTTGCAATATCATAATCTACTCTACGTTTTGTTTGATCATAACCATTAGATTTAAATATATTTTCTATTGCTTGCTCTTCTGCTAACTCAATGCCTTGTTTATAATTAAGCTGCATATATAGCTCAAGCTCTTCTGTATTGGCTGGAAGTTCATTAACAGCAAAGTTCCTAGCAGATACACCTAACTTAGTTTCTAAATTTAAAAGTAAATCAGCTGTGTTTAAATCTTGTTGTACATCGTTTACAAATTTAGTTCTTCTGCCCGTAGACAAAGCGTCTTGTCCAACGGCTTTTATAGTAAAAGTTCTATCTTGCATTCCATTGACAACTATGTCAACAAATTTAGGGACTATAGGTACAGGTTTCCAGTCTAAGTTTAAATAAGATAAATCACCATTGATAGCAAATTCATCTTTGTATTTTTTAATAGATTGTTCACCTCTAGCATACAGTCTAAGTCTATGGCACTCTTCTCTAGAGTTGTAAAATCTGCTAACCCCGTTGTTGTCTTTATTAAACCACTCTTGTTCAATAGCTCTACCTACTGATAGACCATACTCTTGGGTCTTTTTTACAGAGTCAGATACCGCTTGACTAGGGAATGCGTAATTTTTCGCTGTTATTTTTGCCATATTTATTTTATTAACTCACTTCTTGATCCTTCATTTTTATATTTTGAAAATGCAAAATCAAGTTTTTTAACTGTTCTTTCCGCTCTTGGGCGATACAAATGTTTTCGACATGCCATTATAGCTAAGCCACTACTTATTGAAGCATCATATGCTGTTCTTTTTGATATATCAAATTTAGCCCAGTCTTCTAATGTTCTTTGAAAAAACATGTTACCATGATTTTCATTAAATGCACCCACATATTCTTCTATATAAGATTCTATAGCAGCAGCGTGAGCTTGTTTTATATCTTCTGAAGAGTTAGGAATACCTCCTAGTTCTAATTCTGTTTTAGATAAATTACCAACTAACTTATCTGGCCTATTCATTGAATAACCTCTATAACCTCTTCTTTTTAAATGATATAATAATCTAGGTTTATTGTTTTCTGCAAGTATTGGCATACCATAAAACACTAATGCCATTAATACTTCTTCAAAAAATATTTCAGCGGTTTGAGGTCTAGCTACATATTCTAAAAAAAACTTACTATTAGGAACATCACTAACCATTGAAAATGTCGTTAGCCCATGCAATGCACCATTAGATCCACTACCACTAACTGTTCCTGATATATCGTATGAATCACATCCAAAAGCACCTAAACCTTTGTTGCCAGGATATTTTAAACCATTTTTTAAAATACTATTATTTTGTATATTAACTGGTGGTATCCAAGCTACTTTAAATCTACCATTTTTACTAGGTATCCATATTACTTCAGTATCTTTTATTCCATTTTTCCAGGAAAAAGTACCTTGAACAACATGACCAGCCATTGTCATTTCTTCATTAAAATCTATCTGTTCGTATATTTTAGTTAGATTAAATAAAGAGTTAACTGTTTCATCTCTAAAAGCATGTTTTTCAGATCTTGGAAACTGTCTATAATATTCATTTAAAGCATCGCTATCGTGCTTTAATCCTTCTACTTCATTTTCCCAATGATCGATGACTCCGTTAAAAATTTTTTCTCCATCAATTCCTTCAAGCGGTTCTGTTGGTGTGTCGAAGACAGGATATCCGAACTTATCGATAAAACCTTCGTATCCCCACTCCATAGGTATGAACAAAGAATATAATCCACTTGCAGTCTGGCCATTGCGATTTCTGTTTGTAACATCTGAATTATAAAATAATTTTTTAAAGTTATCTCCACCTTTTGCTAAAGCATTAGATGTAGATCCCATCATGCATTTTCCTACTATTCGTGCTCCAAGCCTGAGGCACGTTTTTGTGACCCTCCAGTTGTTGAGTATGTTGTCCGGCCTCTCCCATTTACCCGATTCATCGTGGACGAGGAGTTGTAACTTCTCCCCATCGTACGAGTTGTCTCCCGTATTCTTCCAGTCGATCGTGGTGTCGAGCCCCTGCCCAAATTCCTCCTGACTATAGTTTTCTTTAATGGCGTTTCTGGTAAGTCTTCTTGACGGTATCTTATAGGATAGCTCCGTCTTTGGTCGTTCCATCCCATCCTGTATTGGTTTGAAAAAAAATGGATAGTTGATTGATATGGGTACAATCTTGTCTGTAAACATCTTCTTTGCATCTGCTCCAGTTTTAGATAAGACCCCAAATCTAGAGTCCTTGGAAGTTGTGGCCAAGTTAACAGTCTCTGAGGATGCCATGAAGCTAAACCCAGACCGTCTATTCTTGAGGTAGCACATTCCATAAGATCTTTTATCTGCCTTACATGCCTCCCAGAAGTAATAAAAGATTCTATTCGCCTGTCTAAAGTCTGGTGCTCCCACGTCGATTTTTGTCCAAGTGAGATATACATAGTGCGATCCTGTAATGTAGTTCGCTTCACCGTTGCACATGAACCAATAACCAACATCCCTGCGGTTAAACTCAATATCAATATAACTATAGTATTTTTCTTTAATATCTTCTGAGCAATTTTGAAAATCATATATAGTTTTTATTTTGTTTAAAGACTCTGGTTTATTTGGTATTCTAAAATATTGTTCTTTATTTTTAAGATCTTTTCCATCTGTTTTAGTTGGAGTTTGAGGTAATCCTACCTTAAGACCTTGAATATTATATATATCACCTAAAGTACCATCTTTACTTATTATAACACAGTCTAAATCTTCATTATAACCATACGCAAAGTTTTTATGCTTATTAGTGTGTTTAATTTTTTTATCAGCTAAGTGCTGTCTATCAATAGTATATAAAGTCTGCTTATACATTACTTAATTCTATTTTCAACACCTAAAAAAGTTTTTGTTTCTTTGTCGCTTTTTGTTTCTGTTAATTGCTCTATTTTTTCAACTATTTTTAAAGAATCTTCTATAGCAACCCATTTAGCTTGAGCTGCTGTTTTTGCTTTTTCAGGATCTAGTTCAACTAAATCAATTTTTTGTCTTATAACTTTATCTAATTCAACTAATGCTTTTTCAGCTGCTTGAACTATTTTTTGTCTTCGCTCCATAGTCTATTGTTATTTGATTTGATAATACACGATATAATTTTTGACCATCTATATTAAACTCATATTCAGAGTTAGGCGTAAACCCCACTATTGATCCTTTAGATAGTCCTAGCTGCTCTAAATATTCATTTAAATAAACTAGCTCACCAGACAAATTTTCATCAGCTCTAAGAGACCATTTACTGTTTTTGTATAAAGGTTTTATAAAACAATATTCTGGTAAACATTTCCATTTGCCATTTTTTTTATAAGCATATATTTGATCGTCAGATACAACATACTTATCTTCACCAATGTAACTAGATGAATTTCTTTCTTGTCCATGAGAATCATACCATCTTCTAAAAACATTGTGATGTAGTATAACTTTATCTCCTTTATTTATTTTTGTTTTGGTTGCAACAGGGCAACTATGAACAGTACCAATACGATTAACAAAAATGTGATCACGTTCTGTAATTTCTGTGTTAACAATTAATTTTTTATCATCAACATCTACTGTATTATTATAACGATTTTCAGTAGATATAATATAATCAAAAAGTGCCTGCATTAATAATCTAAGTTATATTCAACAGATACTGCCATGTTAGAATTAAAATGTTTCCACGGTAGTACTTCTTTGTTTTTAGTTATAAATATTTTAAAAGAACCATCTTCTTCTAATATATCTGAAATAGTATGCCCTCCATAAACTTCTTGTCCTACAGAGTAATGCATTGCTTCGTTTTTGTAGTCAGTACCAATACTGATCTTACGTATTAATTTTGCCATTTAATTTAATTTAGTATGTCCATATGGTCATTGGCGGAGCGCCATCATAACCTATACCTACATGAACAAAGTTGTTTTTTCTACTTATACCTATTCTTTTAAAACCTACTTCAATTGCAGCTTTAACCAATCTATAAGTAGCTTCACCTCCTGAACACGCCATATCTACAGCTGCACCATAAGTATGCTCACCAGGTTTAGACTTACGCGCCTCTATTGGATGTTGAGGTGATCTGTATGTTGATGTTAATGTAATTGGATATCCATATGCTTCTCTAAGATCATCTAGCATCTCAAGAAGCTTAGGGTCCATTTTGTCAAAGTTATTAAATTCAGATTCATTAAAATGTTTCATTGTGTTATTCTTTTGATTTCTTTAGTATCATTAGTATTGTGTATCCTATTGATAACAATAAAACTACTGTCTGTAGTACTGTATTTATTTCAGGTATTACTGAAAATATCATTGCTCCTACGTTTATTCCAAAGATCTTAAAATCTTGTTCTATCATTGTTTATGTTTATTATTTCCAAATACCTTTTCGACACCGCGAGATCCAAAATAGCCTCCTATGACTATAGTTAATAATGAAGTCACTGATTCCAGTGAATAGCCGGCGTACCACCCTATAACATATGATATTGTTAAAAATACAAGAACCAATGGTCGGACATTGGACGCAAGCCAGTTTCCGCTTCGAGCATCTGCTACCCATCTTTTGGTTGTGCCATCAATTTCGGCTCTTTCTATTCTTAACTTTTCTAGTGCAACTTGTTTATCGCCTTCTGAAAGCTGAGAGTTACCACTAATTAGTTCTGATATTACATTCCCTGGCAATATTGCGTCGCCGACCATACCCAGAATACTAGGGGCTTTTTCGATTAAAAATCGTCCAACCCCTGTTTCTCTAAAAGGTTTTTTCTTTTCACTCATTTTATTTAACTAAATGTTATGTCTCCAGACCCTCCTGTAAATTGTAATATTGAATCGGTGCCGTCTGTACTTTCTACTACTGTTCCTTCATTATAAAGTGATGTCACATTTCCAGCTGTTATTGCTGAATTAAAGATGCGTATTTGGTCCATTTGACCTGCTATAACACCATTTTCATTGCGACCCCATCTATTACCAAAATAGGTATCAAAAGATGGTGTTGTATTACTTAAAAAATTACCTGTTGTACCTGAAAAATCTACTGTTCCATCTAAATATACAGCATAAGGCCCATTGTTAAAAGTAAGTACCACGTGGTGCCAAGCATTGTCATTTATAGGTGAACCATAAT